GTTCTCGTTTTGCACAAACTCAAAATAAACTATCCGACATTGTAAAGAATGTAGGTGCCAGAGGAATGATGCCTTATGTAGATGAGGAAGTTTCCAGCCTAACCAATGACCTCGCATATCACAAAAAAGCCAGTAACATTAAAGCAGAAGCTCTTGAGATTCTTGATGAATCTTCAGCCCCTTCAGCTATCCGTAATTATGTATTACGTAATGGAATTGGAATCAACTACGACGAAGAAACTGGAAAAGCAGCAGGAGTTAAAGGAGGATTTTCACAAAACGAATTATCTGTAGCACGAAACTGGGAAGATTTCAGTGACTACTTGAATAAATTTTCAACCAAACGAGAGGGCAATAGCCAAGAAACAACGTTTGGTCAGAGTGCGTATAGTGAAACCATGCCTAACGGAGATGTAATTAACTATCGTGAACAACTCTCAGGTATTGGATTTGATGAAGCTCATATGCAGAATATGAGAGCATTGCTTTCAGACCCTAAAATGAGGGAACAACTTTCTTTATATGCTAATGCTATTATAAGTGCAGATAATCCTGATGTACGTGTAACTGAAGGTGGAAAGATTGAACGTGACTTTTATGTCAGACAGACAGATAAGACCACAGGTAAATATTTAACCTCTGAAGGAGAACTTACAGAAGATGCAGGCAAAGCCAAGGTAGTTAAAGAACCCAAAGAGTTTGCCTCTAAAGCAGCCATGGCTGCAAGTATGATAGCTGAGCCTTATTCTATGAGGGATTCTGGAATCAAAACAAAATATTTAACCACTAAATCTATCAACAGAGAAGGTGGAAGTGGTAGTAGCTTAGGAAATGATCCTTTATTTACCACTTCCCAATCTGTTAAAGTTCCTGAAATGGATTCTGCTAAATATTTGTCTGGGCTATATGATCAAAAACAACAGATTGTAGACAGAGAAAAAGAAATTCTTGACTCTCTTTATGATATTGGTGGTGAAATTTTTGGAACCAGAGGACAACCTGTTAATGATTTTCAGGTAAATACAGTTAACGGTAAAATTCAAATCAGTTACAACGAAGATGAATCTTCAACCCAACGGACTACATTAAACGGTGTAGACGAAATCACTGAATTTTTCACAAACAGACAAGAAGCTCTGCCTGAAAATTCCCCTGAGAGATTGCGTATAGGGCAAAACAAAAATTCTGTACTTCAAAAAGTAGGGGCTACACAAGAAATATTAAACCGAAGACGTGTTTTAAGTGAACAATTATATGATGCTCAAACATACACACATAACGAATTAGCTAAACGCGTCAATGATGATGTGTTATCACTTGTACAGTTTAATCCTAATGGGGCCATTGGGATAAATGAGCAACAATTATTAAATAAAATCAACGAAAATCCTGATAAGTACGAAAAAGGAAAACTTCCTGGAGGGGCATTTGTTGATAATAGTGACGATATGAGTGTAGGAGAAATGAGAGTTGTACAAGCTTATGATATCCTTGCTGGTAGTAAATCTTTAATGATAGGAGCAACAGACACTAAATATGATGTTTTTCAAAAACTTTCTTCCATTATAAGTAAAGAAGGAATAGACAACGGTCTTGTTATTCGAAAAACAACCTACGGTTTTGAGTATTATAAAGCAGGTAGTATGATTAAAAATGTATTACCTCAGGCTAAAGACATCCAACAAAAAATGGTGGATGATCTTAGAGATGCTGGTGAGTTTAAAGAATACATTGGAGTTAAGTTAATTCCTGGTCTCAAAGAGCATGAATATGTTATTGGAGCTATTGAGCAAAATAAAGGTTTAACAGATGAAGGCTCTTCCATGGACTTTGTGAAATCAAATGGAGAAGGGCTCACAGATGATGAACAGGAAGTTATAAGAAAGTCGAAATTCAGACCACACTCTATTGTTCTTATGGATGGAGAACCAAAAATCATTGGTAGTTTTATCAATAAAACTGATGATATAGCTGTGGAAGGTCTTGAACGAGTTTTTGCAGGAGGAGAAGAAGCTAGTAGTATGGCTCAATACCTATACGGAGAAAAATATCAACTTGGTTTAGGTGTAGCGTCTATTAATAGTCTCCTCCCTGAACTTATGTCAGGCAACTCTTCCATAGAGCTTACCCCAGCTATGCAACGCTCTATTGCAGGGGGCTATGACTCTGGGCAAACATTACGTATAGAACACAAAGTAACCCGTAACAGATATGGAGAAAATTCTCGATTTGTTATTAGAGATAGTAACGGGAGGTTTGTGGAAGACGCTCCAGATGCGTATACTATACAAGGTATTTTGTTGTCCTTAGTTACTGAATAAATAAGATATGTCTGAACTCGATCCACTTACAAATTTACCCAAAAACGATCCAGAACCAACTCCTGCTAAAATAGGTACTCCAAAAGGCAAAAGTTCTTTGGATGAACTACGTCGTTCTCACAGAGCATTAGGCTCTCTCAGAGGAGGAGAAGGAAGAACAGTTCAAGGAACGTTTGGGGATTATGCTCCAGGTGCTAACATTGTTAGTAATAAAAACTTCAACCAAATAAGAGCCCAAGGTCAATCAGGCTTAGAATTATTTGGCAAATCTCTTGCTCAGGCAGGGGGTACTGTTGTAGGTATGGGGCTTGAAGCTGTTGGTTTTCTTGGAGATATACCTCAAGCCATTACTCATATGGCTACAGGAAGTGAAATGGAATTTGAGAGAAATTTTATTTCCCAAATGGGAAACGATATTGAAGAATGGACTCAAGACCAATTTCAGGTATATACAACAGATGAAGTAAATAATGGAGAATTCGGGCGTTTCTTTGATGCTACCTATTGGGCTTCCCTCGCTCCAAGTATTGCAAGTACGTTATCTCTTATGCTTCCTGCAGGTGTTATTGGACGTGGAGCTGCTTATGCAGCAAGAGCTTTTAGAGCAGGTAAATTGGGAACACAAGTAGCTGAAACTGTAGGGGCTGCAGTTAGTTCTCGTCATATGGAAGGTATGTTAGAAGCTTATGAGTCTTACGAGCAGAATTATGACAAAGCTATTAATGAAGGACGTTCAGAACTTGAAGCTAATACAATTGCCTCCCAAGAAGCAGCAGGAACTTATAGAAGAGGATATATTAACTTAGTTACGGATCTGCTTCAATGGGGAGCACTATCAAGAGGATTAAATTTCTCTAACCGAGCTATGAAATCAAGTATCATCGATATCAGTGAGAAGTCAGGTGATGATCTTGTTAAAGCAGTAGGTAATGTTTTAAAACGAAATCCTTCTCTTACATACAAACAAGCTGTACAAAAAGCAGGATTTGATTGGAAAGACTGGGCAAGACAATCAGTCTTAGAGGGGTATGAGGAATTTAATCAGGAGTTTATTAAACGGATTGCTTCACATAATGCAGACGTTTCTCTTGGATTAACAGATGGCAAAGCCATGGGCTTTGGAGAAGCTATAGGCTCAAGCTTAATGGCAGAACATGTACAAGATCCTAAAACATGGGATGCAGCCCTTATGGGATTCATAGGTGGTGCTGTATTTCAAGGTGCTGGTGGAGCCTATGCTTCTTACCAAAACAGAGGTCTTGAAGCAGATATGGCTATGAATATGAAAGCAGAGCAAGAGAAGCTCGGTTATATTCAGGAGACTGTAAAAAACATCAATGCGGCGATTCAAACCGGAGATACACAAAAAGCAGAAATTGAACGACAAACTCTTGTGTTCTCTCTGGCTATTAATGGAATGAATACAAAAGATGTAACCTTTGGTGGTGCAGCTATTGAAGGACGTATGGGTAATACCATAGAAATGTTCGAAGCCATTAAGAACATGACAGAAGAAGAAAGAGCTAACTTTGGATTAGGTGAAGAATCTGTAGAACTTGCAGATAAAGTCATAAAAGACTTACAAAGTATTGGAGATAATCTGAATAAGTTCTTTAATGAAACCAATGTATCTAAAGAATTGGATGGTCCATTGGCTATTATGAAAGCCGAACAAACCTATCGTATCGACAAAGCTATTGAGATGGAGTCTGATATTGATGGTAAAATATCAGAGATATTAAGTGATGGCACCACAGGAAAGATTTATGAGAGTCTGGATACAAACCAGCAATCCCTCTTTCAGGAAATCATCGAACTCGAAAGTCTGCGAAAGACTAAAAAGTTCCTTGAAGAAGCTCCTGAAGATGCTTACGGTGCTCCTGAGTACCGTATTTCCATGTTTAAAAAAGGAAAAGCAAAAGCTGTAGCTCGTATTGATGAGCGTATCAAAGAGATTTCAGAAGCTATTAATGGGAAGGTAAAACGAGGCAAAGCCAGTAAACTGGTTAATGAAGCAGATGTTACCCCTATTGCTGATCAAGATGTCAGTGGTATTATGAGCAATGAAGATGTTCAGGGAGTTCAGGATATTCTGAAGAATATGGAAGACAATGAACTCCATAGACTGTATGAAGCAAGAGCTGAAAACATGACAGCTCTTGAAATGAGTAAGGTTAATCTTCAGGAACTCAATATGAAAGGCGTACATGAGTCTATTCTTGACGCCATGGAAAAAACCTCTGAACAATTACAGCGTGAATACACAGAACGTGTGATTGAAAACAAATACAGAGGCGGTGAAATGCTTTTATTTGAACGTGAGGATAAAGAAGGAGAAACCAAAATTGACTTTGGGCGTATTTTTTATCCAGAGGAGGGAGTGGTTGCAATTTTACCTGTGGACCGTGAAGGAAAAACCATAGGAGACATTGCTCGTGTTGATAAACTAAAAAGATTAAAGCGTATAGCTAAAGCCTCTGCTGTAGATTATGATCAGATGATGTCTACAGAAGCTTTTGAAATTTTTCAAAAAGAATTCCGTAAAAATTTAAAGAACGGAAACTTCGAACAAGCCTTTGCGTTTATTTCGGATAGACTGGCTGAGAGCAATTACAGTGATAAAATGCAGGGATTGAAGCAAGAGCTTCTTGATGGTTTTGGTGAGTATATCAATGATATTGATAGTGCTGGTGAACTAATCAGCATATATAATAGCTTCTTAGATTTCATGCCTCCTACACAGCTTGCAGAAGCGCGAGATATTTTACAAACCAGAGTAGAAGAACTCCAAGATCAGATAAACGATGAGATCGAATCCATTTCAAAGAGTATCACGAGAAAAGTCAAAGACTTTAGGAAACTTCAGGAAAAGGTTACGGAGGCTGAAGAGACAACAGAACAATTTAAACAAGATGCATCAGCAAGGATTAATGAGATCTTCGATGAGTTGGTTGAACAGGAAGCAAAAGAAGAGCTCATTAATTTAGATCGTCGAACAAAGCCTGCTAAAGCTATTGAAGCTCTCGAACGAGAGATGAAAGAAGCAGAGAAAGACTTGAAGAACGTCAAGAAAACGATTGAACGTGAACAAGCTCAGATCCTGAAAGACATTAAAACACTTCAGAAGCTTGCAGACAAAGTAGTAGATGATAAAATGTCTGCAGATATGATTCTTGACAAGGAGATGAAAGAGATCTTCTCTGAGATGGAGTATATCAAATCACGTCTCTTGCTTAATAGTAACATGACCATTGAAACTCTTGATGGTCTATCTTCTGATTATGAAGAACTTTCAGCATCTGTAGAGCGTGCTATTACAGCTATTGAAAAGTTCAGGGAATACACTCAGGAAATTAACGATGCTTCTGGTGTTATCCGAAAAGCTACACGAAAAGCATATAACGAACTGCTTGAAGAAGGCTTACTTAGCCAAACAAGTAGTGTATTTGGTGATGTAGGCAAACAAATATTTGAAGCCTTTCGTATCAAGTTTAACAAGAACCTTACATCAGAGTTACAAAACTTAAATCCTGAAAGCTATGGAAACCGTTTTGAAGGTGTACGTAGACTTATAAATGAGACGCGAATAACGAGTAATAATTTCCCAGGTGACGTTAATTATTGGGCTGCATTTGATATTGATTATCCTATATTTAGTGAGCTATTCCAGTCTTCTGAAATGGCAGAACTACTTAATGCTCGTAATGACATTCAACGCTTTATAGATCTTCGTAGTAAATACGAAACCTATCAGGGAGTACTTAAACGATATCAGCATATTCTTCGTAATAGAGCTGTAGCTGTTAAAGGACGTACGGTTAAAGGAAAGAAATCTACTAAAGAGGACACAGATACAGTAGAGGATTTTAAACCTCAGCGTACTATATTTACAGCATTTAAACGATTGGCAGGAAACTCAGGTACTAATGACAAGCCAAATCCTGATGCCTCTCAACGACGCTTATACCGTTATATCACAAATACCAGCTTCAAGGATAATCCTCATTTTGTTGAGCTTATGCTTGCTCCTGATAATTATGATGTTCCAGAGTATTATGAACGTGATGAAGTTATTTTAGCTGCTGTTACAGATGAGAATGGAAATTACCTGAAAGAAGATGGTACTACTACAGAAACATTTTCTCTGGAAGAAAACCTGTATAGTACAATTACAGAGCCTTCATATACAATTCCTGGTAGTAAATATGATCGTACGTTCAAACCTACACCTGACTATTTGAAGAACCATTTTGCAGGCAAAAACTACAAAGAACGTAAAGCCAATTACGAGAAAGAAAAAGAACGTATCAAACAGGCATATGCTAAGCGACGTAATAAGTGGTTAGCAGACCTTCGAGATGGTAAAGAGATCAAGTTGGGTATCAATGGTAAATCAATGGGAATTGATTACATAGACCTTGATAATCCTCAGCCTCTGGAGACCATGTTTGATGTAGAGCAAGTCGATCTTCGTGTACAGACGAGAGAAGTGTTCGAATACAAAGGCGACGTAGTTCATTTTAAGCGGGGACATGTGGTTATCCTTGATAATGAGCGTGGTAATGCTCACGAAGGACATACACGTAATCTCAATGCCAAAGAGAAGAACACTATTATCGCTGCTTTACGTCAGTATGCAAACCAGTCTGAGTTCAAAGGAAAGAAAGCAAATTATAATAAGGAACTCAGAGAAAGAGCAGGAAGACTACAGGATGCTGAAGGTAATGTATTATCTAAACCAGCCTTTGAAGTTGTCAAAGATTTGATTTATAGCTTTGAAGATAACGCCTACCTGGAATTGATGGGTAATGAAATGCGGGTTGGCGATCAGATTATTCCTATCTACGCTGAAAATGCTGATGGGGAGTTCATCAATAAACTCAATCCTGAACTTGAAAATGCTTTAGTAGAAGTTCTTGATGGTACCCACATACAGGTACAAAGTGCTCCTCTTAAAAATTCTGATGAAACTTATTATCAAATTATTTATGAAGATGGGCAGTTTAAAGAAACAGAGTATCCAAGTTACAAACAGTACCTGTTAGACAATAAGGTTGTTCAAACGTATCTGCAGAAACCTCCTAAGCCTGAAAATGGTGAAGAAGGGTTCCGTAGCTATAATCAGTCATTGGTTATCAGTGATAAGGCTCTTGATTTAGGACAATCAGAATTTACACTTGATGATGCAGATTCCACACCACCTCCTACAGAAGAAGACTCCGGTCCTACAGAAGTAGATCTTGCTGTTGAAGGTGAGATTATCTCTGATATTTCTCAGATTAATAACAAGGAAGTTATTGTTGAATACACAGGAGCTGCTATTCCTTTGCGTGTGAAGGTAACTAACATTGATGGAAACATTGATACAGAGATACTTTCCTATGACCTTGAGAATGCTACAGACCCTATTAAAAAGACCTTTGATGTCATTACCAAGAATGCTGAGAAACGCAATAAACTGTTTACCAGTTGGTTAAATGATGGAGACAAGTTTAAGCTTATAGAAGATCTTCAAACATTTGAAATTCAAAAGGAAGAAACCACTGAGGTTCCTGAACCTGAAGAAAGTACTATAGCTGATCCTGAAGTTGTAGATGCTTATCAAATTGAAACCCCTGGTAAAGAAGAGTCTGAGTATTATGATAAGATAGAAAAGAAATCTGATAAGAAAGACGATGCTACTTTTGACTGGTTCAAGGGAACAGCCTCAGGAAGAGTTCTTACTAACAGAGAGTTTGATATCATAACAGGTAATCTTACTTCTGCCACAGGAGTTCCTGTTGTAGTTAAGTCCAAAGTAGAAGGATTGGAGTTCTTACAAGAGCATTCAGATGAAAAATTTACTCTGGAAAACCTTCCTAAAGGCGCTTACCACAGAGGAATAGCCTATGTATTTACAGATGGTGAGATAAACTCAGAGACGGTATTTCATGAAGTAGGTCACGCTATTGTCGATCAAATCATGGACCAAAACCCTGAACTTGCAAGAGAACTATACAACAGTATTGCTTCTACTGCTCAGGGAAGACGTATCATCGAACAAGTTGAAGCTGGCTATGGAGATGCGTTTCCTAATAACGTTGCTGATCCTGCTGTTGTAGGAGAAATCATTACAACTGTACTTGGTAAGGAAGCTTCCAATCAGTATCAGGATAAAGGAACCCTTCAAAAGATTTGGGATGCTATCAGAAACTTCTTCCAAGAGATTTTTGGAGAGTCTATACGAGTGAATGAACTAAATGCGACCACATCTATCAAAGATTTAGCTAAAATCTTGTCAGAAGGTCGTGATATTCAATTAACTCCTACGCTCATTAACCGTAATACCCTAAGACTACAGAAAGCAGATGACCTTGTTCTAAATGATTCTGTGAAATTTACAAGTGATACTATGGACATGATGAACTATCTGTTCTTTGACAACTTGTTCAACGTGTTCCCTGATAAGTTGAACATCTTGTTTATATCAGATGACAGTAAAGAGTACTATAACGAAGTGTTAAAGGCTGTGAAAGCTGATGTACTTGTGCGAAGAAATACTGCCGTTAAACAGCTAAAAGAACGTAAAGCTAAAGGCAAGCCTATTTCTAAAGAGCATACAAACTTTATTGATAACTTAGACTTTGTTCGTAATAATTGGGATAAAGTTATTTCCCTGCATCAACGTAACCTAAAAAGATATAACATAGAGGTTATTACTGAGGATACTATTGGAGATTCTGTAACCAAAGACAGTAACAAGTATTATCAAGACGCCTCAATCAATTTTTCAGCGAAACAAAATGCCACGTCTGCTGTTCGGTTCTTAGTAGGAAGTCTGAGTTCTCATAAAGCGAACTCTTCATTTCCTGGAATTAAGAAGAATGTTGATTTTGGCAAGGTATTCAATGTACTGGCTAATCATATGGCAGGCACAACTACATTGGCTGAAAAGAGAGATGTCATCACACAGAAGATTCGTCATCAGGAAGGAATGACAGACCTTTTAAATCGTACCTTCATGAAATCTGGCTTTACTAAAGCAGATATTAACCTGATGCTACAGTTTAATGAGGCGTTCTCTAAGCACAATAACAGTTACAAGATTGCTATCAGTGATGAAGGAGACAGTTTTAAACTGATTGATGCAACGATTAATACCAGTAAAAACAGACTTGTAAAAGAATGGTTCTCTAACAGTATTCGTCAAAACGTATATACGTTGAAGAACAACCAGCTGGTCTACAAACCTTCTTTGGTTAATAGTCTGAAACAAAAGGACCTCTTACTGACGTTCCTTAATAAAGACTATCAGGAACGTTTAACTAAGAGAGCTCCTAATGAGGAAGCTCAGTACAAATCATATTACAAACGTCTGCAATTCCTTGAGAAGTTAGGTATCCACGTTACAGCTTATGATTCTCTTCCTTCTGAAGAGTTTAATAACTCTGTTGATCATATGTATAATCTGATCAAAAAAGGAAAAGGGATTAATGCTTTCCTTCGTGATGGAGATATGGAAGGAGATTTAAACGCTGTTGTTCAGCACGAAATTGACAATTCTGTCGATTGGGTAGAGAATCAGCATTTGAATCTTGAAAATGAAACCGTGTATAATGTTACACTGAATCATTATATCTCTTTGATTGAAGATAAGATCAATCGAGCAGCTAATTTGAACACGTTGTTGGATGAAAATCCTCATCTAAAATCTGATTACAGCAAACGGTCTATTCTACTGAACAGGAAAGGAACCTCTACACCTCGACATACCAAGCTATTTAATAAAGATGGAGAACGGACTGGTAAACTGACCATTAATATCACAGAAGGAATTAAAGGAAACCGTAAAGCCACACCTTTTGGCAAGTTAGACCATTCTGATAAAATACGTGTACACATAAACTCTGTGCTTAGTGGACAATATCCATTATTCCGAGCAGGAGATAAGAAGCTTGAACGTTTCATAGAACTTGGAGAGATATTCTCTAAGAAAGAGATACGTGAAAACACGTACGTTAAGCAGTTTACAGAATACTTGATGGACGAGTTGGACTACATTCGTAAAAACAGAGACCTTTTAAGCCAGTATGCTGGAGCTCAGAATCTTGTAGAGAATCCTATTGAGAACTCCATTATGCCTAAGATGGTAAGTGGTAATAAGAAGCTGAAGACAGCCATGGAGAAATACATTGATGGTAACCTCTCAGCTATGACTCAAACTATGTTCTCTACAGCAGAACATCAGATTAAGAAGCATTTTGAAGACATGATTCCAGAGACTATTGACTATCTGGAAGAGTTTATGGTGGTTGAGAAGCAAGGAGACTCCTATAAAAACAATGGGTTACTTGGACTCGTTGATAACGACATGGTAAAATATAATCAAGAACAACTTGAGAATATTATAAAGACTGTTGTAATCAGTGAAGCAGCTGCTAACATTGAGCAAACCAAAGTATTTACTGGTCACCCTGCTTTTTATAAGAAGTCTGATAACTTCTTCCACAGAATGAGTGGTGCTCTTGGTACTAAAAAGATATCTTCTGTAGGTAATGGTGTAAACAACCTGTTAAACCAATTCTTCCCTTCTAATCAACGGCTGTATGCATATACAGATAGTAAAGGAAGACTACAAACTACAGACAAATACGAGAAAGGCTATCGTCCTATTATTCGTACAGCTGTATTCTCTGATGTCATTACTCGTTCTACGGAACTTGAAGAAATCAAGAAGACGCTGAAAAATGCAGATGCTTACGAGACTATGGAAGAAGCAGATGCTATAGGTATGGTATCTCTGGAAACCTATCGAGATATGAAACTTCGAGGTGCAGAATGGACAGAAGCCCTTGAACGACTATATCAGTGGGAGAAACGACCAGAAGGAGCTACTTCTATACAATTTGAGAACTGGACCACAGGAGAAACAGAAAAAGTAACTGCCAGAGACCTTGTTAATACAGATGGTAAGCGTACCACGTTTAACATGCTCAAGCCTCAGTATTTTGGACCTCTTGCAGAGGAAGAATTTATTCCAGGGATGTATAAGACAGCTTTATTACCTGTTCTTCGTGAGTACAATACGCCAGCTTTCACTACGCTCAAAGAATACATGAGCAAAAGTAAAACTGGAATCGTTACTTTTGAGTCTGCTAATAAGGTAGGAACCAAAAATCCTGGACAAGAGCTCTATAAAGATGGAGTTCCTGACTTTTCTGAAGTAACTACCCAAGACAGTTACTTTGAGTATTGGGGATTACAACTACAGACAGGAAACTCTGTTAAAGACCGCGTTATCCTTGGTAGCCAGTTCATGAAGCAAATACTTTCAGGAATTTATGAGAATGGAGAAGTACGCTCAGATAAAGCAGCTGAGCTTGGTGATCTTGCCAGTGAAATGACACGTACACATTCAGATCTTATTCAACTGGGTATCGATGAATTGATTGAGGAACTTGGTCTTACCATGGTTGAAGGTCGCTATACCATAGATAGTATGGAAAGCCTCATCGATTTTCTTGTAGATGAAGCTGAGCAACGTGATGCTAACAACAACCTTATTCAGGGGTTAAGCAACCTCAAGAAACTCATGGAAGCTGGATTAGGTTTAGACGTATTGCCTAACCGAGACAAGGTTGAAAACATCCTTGCAAGTATCGCAGACAGTCGTGTTATTAGTCAGAAGGTTCATGGTGGAGCTAAAGTACAGGCATCAAGCACGTTCTTTGAGAAAAATCCTCGTGTGAAAGTTGGAGACAAATACCTGTCTAATGAGCTACAATTCTACCCTGAAGAGGGAGAGGGTAAAGGATACATGGAAGTGTATATGCCACATTACTTCAAAGAACTATTTGGAGACAACCCTGAAGACGTAGCCAATGAACTTCTTGAAGCTGTTGGATTCCGTATTCCTACTTCTGGACTTAACGTTATTGAGCGTATTAAAATCAAAGGGTTCTTACCACAATCTGCAGGAGAAACAATTGTACTGCCGACTGAAATTGTAGCTAAAGCAGGTAGTGACTTTGACGTTGATAAGCTGAATGTTCTCCTTCCTAATTACCGTATGGTAAAAGGAAAGCCTGAGTACATTGAGTTCTTTGAAAACGGTGATCAAGCATTAAAGGTTATTGATAAGATGTACAAAGAGCTTGAAACAGATGATGTTGCTGTTATACGAAAACAACTGAAGAAGCGAGGCTATGGTAAATTAGCTGATATGCTTATAGATAAAACAGTGAAAACTGGAAAACGCATTAAGAATGCCTCTAAACAATCACTGAATACTAAGCAGGCATATCAAAACCGCCTCATCAGCATTTCCAGCCAGATACTTAGCCACAAAACAAACCGTGAAGCACTGCTGACTCCGATTGGTATTGATGTTCTTGATAATCTGAAACAGGAAATCGATGATATCAGGAAAGAAACTTACGAGAGTGACTATGCAACCATGACCACCAACTTCAAATACCTCACCCGTATTACACAGCGTAATATCGAGAGTATTGCAGGTACTGGACTTTCTGCACTTCATGTAAGTGATCATGTACACTCTACACGTTACAACTACTACATGCTGAAAAACTTTGATCTGGAGATTCCTCACAATCAAACAGAGTCTGGAAGAGTAAGTCTTGCAGGAGCTAAGGCTTATAAGACAAGTGAAAAAGTTGAAGACATACACAAGAACGAAGAGATTGGAGATACTCTTAATCAGATTACTAACATGTTTATTGATGGGGTAAAGAACCCTATCAGTTATTCACTGAACCTGAATCTTACAACAGCTAAAACCGCTTTATACCTCATACGTGCAGGAACTCCTGTTAGAAAAGTAATGTACTTGCTTAATCAACCTATTGTACGAGAGTATACGAAGCTGAAATCTATTCAGGAGTCTATTGCCAATGAGCCTAAGTGGACAGATAAAAAGTTTGAGCAATTACTGACAGACCAAAAGATTGATAAGATCATTCGCGATAAATACGGAAAAGGGTTTTCTCCTGTCGATTACTCTGATACTGAGATGAAAGATCAGTTATTCTCTCCTACCAACGGAGAGCAACGTTCTTATCTGCAAGAATATCTGAAAGCAGAAACAGGAGCTACTGAATTGAATAAATACATTCAGTCTACACGTATTGATACGCAGGCAATGGGTAAAAATACATCCCAATTAGAGTTAATGCTCGGAGACCTTGAGTTTATTAACGAGAAATCCTCGGTAGTTCGAAACTCTGATCGTGTAGTGGCTAACACTATGGATAAAGATACTCCAGGATTCTTACAGCCTCATTATACTGCTTTGAAAGAGTTTAAGAAGCTATTTGTACCTTTCTTTTCTCATTATTCTAACCCAGACAGCAATCATGTATACGAAAACATGGTGTCCTTTGTATCTTCTCTTGATGGACTTGTGGAAGACAAAGTAAAATTGCTGGATAAGGTAAAGGCTGACTTGTTAACCTATAAGTTAATGACATCTCCTGTTATGATAAATGACTCTCAATATGGTCCTATAGGGGGATCTGTTGATAAGCTGATGGTAGATGAGAATTCAGTGCCTGAACGTGTAATGAAGAAACGAGAAACGTCTGACAACCTCTTCCTTGAATATCTGCTCCCCATTCTGTCTCAGGAAAATATTGAAGGCAAGGGCTATAACAGCTTGAAGCTTGTAGACCAGCGTTTAGATATTGTTGAGCAGAACAACCTTATTAATGAGTTTAGAAATCTGTTTGTCACTGACCCCCAGTTAGCTGCAGATATCACACGTTTTGTTATCCTGCAAAGTGGATTACAACTGAGTCCTATCACATTTACTAAGTTTATTCCTCAAGAATACTACTCAGAAATGTTGGGTTCCGTTGCAAATGCGCCTCTTAATAAACAACAATTTATTCAACGGTTTATTCAGAATAACACCAATGACAACCTTCTGTTGCCTATTCAGTGGAAAAGAGGTAAACCTGACAAAGCTAAGTTATGGAAACGACTTAAACGTACAGGAGCTACTAAAGAAGAACTTTCTCAAGGGTTCCCTAAGTACAAAACGAAGCCAGAAATTGTCATTCCTGCTAAAGGATTAGAGATTGGAGAGCTTAAAGTATATCCAAAGCGTAACTCAGACTATCTTATTAATCCTGCAGGATTCAGAGACTTCAAGAATGATAGAAGTCTGCAAGCTTATACTTTAGTATCAGGCACCACACCAATTATTCCTGAAGCTTCTCAAACCGTAGAAACTATAAAACGGTATGATAATAAAATGGTTCAAGCTAATCCTGACAAGATTTATATCTTTGGTGATAACTTGATGAATGTAGGAAAAGGAGGTCAAGCTATCATTAGAGATAATGAAAATGCATTTGGTATTCCTACTAAAAAGAAACCAGCAAATTCTGAGAGTAGTTTCTTTACAGACACTGAGCTTAAAGAGAATATTTTAGCTATAGATAAAGCCATTGAAGATATTCAAAAAGATGGAAGACCTATTGTATTTCCTTCTGATGGATTAGGAACAGGATTAGCAAATCTTGAAGAACGGGCTCCTGAAACATTTGCGTATCTTAACAATCGATTAGATGAAGTATTTGGTTTTGATAATATCACAGGAGTTGTAACTTCTGGTAAAGCAGAAAACAAAGCGCTTAAGAAATTAAAAGAAAATCCAGACGTTGACCCCAAAGAGGCAACGAAGAAAACTACGAAATGTCGAGGTAACTAATGAGTTTAGTCTGTCCAAATTACAACAGTGAATCATACATCCAGCTGGAAAGAGCATTGGGTCCGTTTAAAACTCATAACATTTTCTACCGTATGGATAATGAATTACCACCTATTGAAGAGGTGCCTGAAATTATTGCGTATGAACTGTCTGCTGAACGTACAGAAAGTGAGTTAAACAAAGCTCCTATCTACGAGGATATTGTAAACAAACTGGATAACCCTGATGTAGAAAAACTACCTAATCAGGAAGGATATCTGAATAAGAAGACAGGCAAAAGGGTTAGCCATCGTGTCAGTGAGCTTATTGAACGTCACTTGAAAGCTATTGGAAAGAACTATAAAGGAGAAGACAGACCATTTTTTGCAAGAAAAGGTACTGTAATACATAGTTATCTGGAACACATTGGTAAAGCTATTGCGAACAAAGAGTCTATAAGTCAATCAGATATTCGCGATGAAGTTGCTAAACTCTTAGAGCTTGATGAATTCAGTGAGTATGGACCAGAGTTTGTAAACATGCACGTTAATCAATTTAAACAGTTGACATCAGGTATGAGAGCGCTTATCAGCGAAATACGCGAAATACAGAAAGAGATAAACCCAGATGTTGAGCCTAAGTTTTACTTTGAGCTTCCTATTATGGACAGTCTTTCTGACTTAGCAGGAACCATTGATCTTGCAGTCCTCTTTTCTGATGGAACTGCCGCTGTATACGATTACAAGTCATTCTCTCGTCCAGGAGAAGAAGCCCCAGGAGCTTTAAAGCAGAACAAATGGAGTATGCAGTTAGCTCGTTACAAAAACATGTTGAAAGAGAACTATGGTATCAAGAGTTTTCGACGTGCTCGTATTATTCCTATTCGTGCAACGTATTCTGAGTACTCAGGAAACGAATGGATTAAAGAAATTGAAGATGGCTTCAAAACTATAGCCATGCAAGACGCAAATAATCGTCAGGATACGCAGTATCTCAACGCCATTCCTGTCGAAGAGCTAACAGGCGACCCTGTAGTCGATAGGTTGATTAAGAAGCTCTTAGAAGAGAAATCTCAGACTCAATCTTTATTGAATCGAGCAAAAGCTGGAGAAAAGACCAGACTAATCAATAAGATCTCTCGAATCAATAACGCTTTAAAGAATGTACAGCTTAACAGAGATGTTACAGGAATGGTTAACGATGTAATAGAACTGTTTAATCAATATAAAGATCGATTAAATCTTCCTGCTACTGATGAACGCTTTATGGATTACAGCGAAGTTACAGATGCTATTGGAGAAATGGAGATATATGCTAATCTGGCTTCTGATTTCAGTAACCAGTTAGATAATATGAAGAAAGAAGACCGTAAACGTCTTGGACAAGCAGTATCTAAAGCAGAAAGTACGGCAAGACTTCTTCAAAATAGAATGTTGGATGAATTAGAAGAGCGTATTGGACATCATCATCTGAAAGCAGGTGAGATTCCTTCTGCCTTTGCACGCCAGTTTCAGGGAATTCAAGACTGGAATATGCCTGTGTTTCAACGACTCAACGAACTTATTCGTGAAGCAGATGAAATTACACGACGTAAAACCCTTGATGAATTTGAAACCATAGAGAAGATTGATAAAGAGTTTTCTGATTGGGCAGCTGCTAATGGGTATGGTAAGATGGAGAAATTTGATCTTCTATACGATGAAAATACAGGAAGACTTGTCAGTGAATACACGAAAGAGTTCTGGAAAAAGCGTGACGATATACAAGAACGAGCTCGTAATAAAGGCAAGGTTACAAAGGAGGAAAAAGACTGGCTGAAAACCTACTTTACATTGGATGAACAACGTTATGAATCTCGCAAGGAGAAAGTATTCAAACAGATTGAACACGATCTTGCTGTTACCCCCATGACTAAAGAAGAAGCAAAATCCGCTAAAAAACGTTGGTTAGACAACAATTCTATTAAAAGCGATGGAAGCAACCTGTACTCTTCCTACTACTTAAAGCCTCGTGAAGATAAAGCATCAGATTATCATTCAGAGAAGTGGAAATTCATTGAGTCTAACGAACCTGTTAAGAACTACTATGATATGTATATCAAGTATAACCTACAGTGGACAGAAACCTTTGGCTCTCAAACCATAGGGAGACGCTTTGTAGCTAATGTTCGTAAAGGGCTTTGGGATAACATAGTAGAATTTGGTCCGGGAGGTCTTGGAGATTTAACCAGTATCTACCAAAATTCACTTCAGATTCATCAGGAAGATGAGCTTCTTGGTGCTGTAGATTCCAATGGTAATAGTCTGGCAACGATCCCGCTTCTGTATACAGACCCTGTGTATAACAAACCTTCTAATAAAGAACAACAACGTATAGAAGAAGAGTTAGCAAAGAAATACACACCAGATACTCCAGAGTTTGAGGAGGCTGTTCAAAAAGCTCTCTATGAAAGAGGGAAAGAGCTTGGACTGAAAACCAAGAGCAAAGACCTTACTAAATCCCTTATGGCTATGGTGTATTCAGCAAATACTCACCTCTCCAAGTCTGCTATTGAGGGAGAAGTCAAAGCCCTGAGAACCCTTATCGAAAAAGAACGGGTAGAAAGTATCCAGTTAGATAATTTTGAAGAGAACATTATCCGAGAGGTTGAAGGAGATCTCGTAAAAAAAATCGGACTCGATCCCCAACTGAAAGAGTACTTTGACAGCTTCGTTGATATGCTTTTGTACGGCAAACAACTTAAAACTGATACGAAACTGGGTGATTATTCCCTGGCAAAAGTCATGAATAGTATGATGCAGTATATGTCTATACGCTCATTAGGGTTTAACCACACTATTCAGATAGCTGATTATATTCAGGGTAAAACAGCCATGGGTATGATAGCAAGAGAAGGTAGATACTTTACAAAACAATCATGGGGAGAAACACTTACAAGTTGGTCTCGACGTGATGATCAGTTTAAAAAAGTAGCTGAATACTGGCAACCTGAATCACGAAGTATTCCTTCTGAAAAAATAGAATTAGCAGGAGCTACTACTTTTTCTCGTCGTTTTAGAAGCCGTACCTTATTTATAGGGTATGTCTGGTCTGATGATAATATTTCAAAAGGGGTTCTCTCTGCTATGGCAAAGCATTACGTAGTGGACTCTGACAACAAAATAAAGAATCCTAAATTTGACAAGATTCTTGATAAAGATGCTCCTTCTGTCTATGACTCTGTACAAGAAAAAGATGGACAGTTATACATTGAAGGATTAGATGTCAAAGAGTTCGCTAAGTTCAGAGACAAAGTTCAAAAGATGTTATATCAGATACGTGGTACACAAAATGAACGTCAGAAAGGGTTAATTTCACGTACAGTTCTTGGACAATCTTTAATGCATTTCAGAAGCTGGATTCCTGGCTTAGCTCAAGCACGATTTGGTAAACTACGCTATGATTCTACGATGGAAACCATTGAGATAGGACGATTTAATGCTGCTATGGGAGAGGTATTAGGAAACGGAATGCTTCCTGCAGTTAAGGAGGTGCTTAAAATTATTTCAGAAGTAGTGGCTATGGGCTTGTATAAAAAGACGCCCAACAAAGCAGCTATCCAGCGTAAATTTGATAAGTTTATACAGCAACACCCCCAATACCGAGATATTTGGGATGTGGAAGATGGACAGGTACCTGATGCATTCATACAACTATATAGAGATAAGCTTCATGGATTAGTTGCAGAACTAAGAATCTATCTGGCATTCTTTGTTACTGTTCAGCTTCTTGGAGGGCTTGAATGGGATGATGAAGAAGAAGGAAACCTCTTTACATGGAATGCACACCAACTCGCAAGACGTGCTCTGCTTGAATCTTCTTTCTTCTGGAATCCAAGTTCCGTAGATGAGATCATCAAATCTCCTATTGCTTTATGGGGACAGGCAACAGAAGTTAAAAAAATGATAGCGAATGGGATTATTGAAACATCCTATGTAGTAAAAGGTGAGAGAGACCCACGAGATAAAACTCCGTTTGGGTATTACGGATTGAAAAACACACCTGTTATTAATCAGGTGTTAGATATATTTGACCATTTCAACCGTTATAACCCTCCTAAGAGTGTGGTTGAAAAAGTAATGGAAGACCCTGATAATTAAGGACATATCTTACCTGGATGAACACCCTTATCTGTGTGAAAGCAGGTAGGGGTTTCTTCTATCTTCCCAAGAAGATAATCATAATACTGAGGAAAAATACGAGCAGAAGAATACATAATACTTCGTGCATCAGGTGGTATGTTATTTTCCCAGTTAGTAATAATATTTTTAGAAAGTCCTAAAAGGTCAGCTATGTCCTTTCTTCCCATGTGAGGTTTATTCAAAGAAATGAATCTAAACATAAAATAACCCATCTTTTCTGTCTGTAAATCAAGTCCGATTAAATTGGAAATTCCTATACAGAAAAAGCAAAAGTTCTTTCTATCCATACTTTTGCTTAGCTTAGACCTATAAAGTTTTGCAACTTCTGCGTCAGAAGATGGAACCCCTTCATATTTAGGGCTTAATGAGTGTGTGGGAACTTCCAGAAGATCGGGAATAGAACTCATAATAAATCTTCTTCTATTGCCCAACTGTCAAATTGTTCTTCATGTTCTTTAAGATCTGACTCTGCATCAAGAAAATTAAACGTAGCATCTGGGTGTTCACGTTGTAAATCAATAAGCATATTGCGTAATTGAGAGAACATGGTGCTTACAGTCATGGCATCTCCCTTTAATTGTTGATCGCTCATAAAAAAATATAGTTAAATGTTAATATTTCTGAAAATGATTAATTATTCCTTAAAGGTCAAGTGCAAGATTCTTCTTGTTTTATACAAGTAATAAGTTCTTGTTCTAACCATTCAGGAATATGGGGATTAAATAAGTCTCTACTATCTGTCTCAAAGTCAAAAAAATCCCAATGTTCTGCTATTTCGCCAACGGTGCGATCAGGAGATTCGTAATAGTAGTCGAATTCCAACTCTATAGACTCTGAATTGATAAGACGACCGAGTTCAGCATATTTTAAGGCAGACTGCCAGTCAAATGGAATCAACTTATGTTGGTATGCCCAATTAACAGCATCTTCATTATCAAGGTGTAGTGTGTAACTAGGCATAAATAATTAAGAAAATAAATAGTAAAATTGAGAAGAAGAGTATAAAAAATACAACTTCCCCTTGTCTTCTGCTTTTCATAAAGTAACCTCAATTTTTTCAGGCTCTTCATCAAGCAAAGTTGGTTTTATGGTGTTATACCACTCCTCCGTTACATTGTCTAACATATCATCTATCGATTCTAACGCTTCTTTAAGCTTCTGCCTTTCCTGTTTAGAAAAGACTTTACAGTTAATCCCTTTGTCTTCATACTCATCTTTGTCGAAGAATATATTAGGGTCTACTACTTCAAATCCTAAATTAGTTAATTGGTTGATGCAGTAATTATCAAATTCTTTATTGTAATCACTTATACACCGAGCATAATAAACTTTCTTACATTTTGATTTGCTCATATATCTCCTTTACTTTGATTAATAAATTGCCTAACTCATCTGCTTCAGGTTTAACATCTAAATACTGTATCATTGTAGCTACAGTATCTTTACCAGATCCTATTTTACCGCTTATTGCTATTATCATATTATTACCACTAATTCTTTTTTAAGTGTGTTGTACTCTTCAATAATGAAGACCTCATCTTCATCTGTTTCAAATCCTTTTTCTTGCAAAAGCTCTACCACTTGTTTCTTAGTGGTAGCCCTTACAATAGCAGTTTGAGAACTATTTACTTTTACTCCATAAAGTTTCATAGATTACTCCGTAAAGTCTTCCATGATATGCTTTAGATTTTTAACAATCAGGTGTTGCTGTCTTTTTTGAAGCTCTAACAGCCTGTTTTTCTTACGTAAAGCTATAGCAAGATCATCAATCCAGCTTTCTAAGATGACTTCTGACATTGTTAATACAGCTTCTGGGCCAAATTTACCAGAGGTAGCAATATCAAAATCTGAAGTATCTGAATTGATAAGCCTTCCCATTACCAAAGAAACACCAACTTCTTCTTTATACCTGTCTTCAGGGCTACAAATAGCTACTTTTACTTTACCTGAAATTGTATTTACACCATCATCGTGTTCTTCATCGTTTAAACCTACTCCAAGAGTTACTTTATACCCTTCTATATTTAAAGAGTACGTAGTGATTGATAAGGTATCTGTTACATGTATATGGTCAAGGAAAATCGCTTCTCTCCCTGTTGTCATCATTATTACTTGTTTTTTACTTAGCATTATATTAGTTATTTTGAATGATAGCACAGGAATCTACTACCTGTACTAAATTAAATTGTTTTATTGCTTGTTCTACTCCCTTACATCTCTGCCTGCTAAAATCATGTACAATAACAATAGGAATGTGGGAAGTAGTTTTAAGCGCTTTAAAGGTTGTAGTAAACGTCCCATCACAATCAATGAATGACATATCTGCTTTGGGAATAACAACATTTTGAAATATATCTTTAATGTGCTTAATGTTACCAACATGCTCTGTATTCTTAAGAAATCGTCTATAGGTTGAAGGGGCTTTAGGTTCTGGGTATCCCTTATGAGGGTCTATAGACAAAACGTCAAGAGCATTTTCAGCCAACTGTAAAGTCGAATATCCAAATAAAGAACCAATCTCAATTACTTTTCTATCTTGTGAGATGGTTTTTAAAAGGTTCGTTTCTCGCTTGCTTAAACATGTAGGTATATCAGTCATTTCTCTACACGAGAATCTGATTTGTTTTCATTAGCAAACATCTTGCGATACTGAATAAACCCACAAAAATTCCCGGACCATCCAAATTTAGGACTATCAAAAGGCTATACATTCAACCCTCTTATCCCTAATTCTTCAAAGCCAGATAGTTTTCCTTTAGCTGTTTCTATTTCTGTATCTAACCATCCTGTAGGCTCATAAGGTCCATCAGGAGATTCAGTTATTGTTATCTTCATTGTCTTCTATTTTTAAAAGATTACGTGTTTTACCAAAATCTCTTGGCTCTGTTACTTCTTTTACTTCACCACATAGTCCACACTCAAGTATGTTGACTGTAACTATGTGTCCTTCTGGAACTCTTGCTCCTCTTTTTTCTGCACAGTCAAAACATACCCAAGCTGGTTCTTTCATCAGAAGTCTCCTTCTGCGCAATGAAGACAAGTTAATCCTTCTTCTCTCCACATATTAACAACCTTATTACGATCATCAACCATAAAAAGAATTTGGTTCTTAGAGATTTTCTCTGTTTCAAGGAGTTCTTCTAACCATTGTTTCTTTAGGTCTTGGTCAGGAGTAAAGTCTCCATCTCTTCGCATGATAAAAATATCAGGAAGTACTATATAATGACGTCTGAACCATTTTTCAGTTGCATCTTTAGTAATATCAGAACGCCCGCTAAATATTACAGTCTTAAATCCTGACTGAAGACGAAATACATGGTAGAGAGTTACAATACTTTCTACAGGAGAATCTAAGTTTATATTACGAGGATCAAAAAAGACTCCCCAATGGATCTCTCCGTTATCTTTTAATGCTTTCTTTCGGCGCAATTCTATATCTGCAAGAGTACCGTCTAAATCGAATATAACGTATTTCATATATCTAAATCTTCTTTTATTTGTTCCCAACGAGTATCCCAAGACAATAACATATTATCTAAGTCTCGCTCCATGGTGGTTAATCTTTCAGTTTCATTAGGATGCAATGCCTCAGTGTTATGAACCATGCCTCTTATATTATTTCTCAATCCTTTAACTCTGCCTTTAAATGAGTTACGTTGTTGGGAAATTACTTGTAGTTTTGATTTGCTCATTGTAATAGGTTTAAAGGTTTAAAACAGTTCTAAGATCAAGTTTTCGTGCCAATTTTTTGTGTATTTCTACAAACTCATTGGCAACCTGATCTTCTTTCATATTTAACAGTTCACTAATACGAGCAAGCAAAGCGCCATCTTCATTATTATGATGAACAAGTTCTTTACTACTTCCTAACTTCTCTGGATCTTGCCCAGAAAAAAGAAACCATTCAATTTTCATTGCAAGTAAATCATTATCTGCAACTTCTTGAGGAAGATCATTTAAACAGTGAGGAACTTGTAACTTGTTTTTAATAGCATCTGCACACTTAGCGTACAAAGAATTATAATCGGGAAGTAGTTTTCTTAAAGGGCTTGGAACATCTTTCATATACGCTTTAGCATTATCATGATGAAGGGCTGTATATTGAAATTCTTCAGGTTCTTGATCTCTGAGTGTGAGAAATTGAACCAACAAAGCATGTTGTAAGATGCTCCAGTGGCTTCGAAGTGTATTGTTAAAGCGTTGTTCCCGGCTTAAAATTTGAGTGATGTCAGAAAACTTTATCATAGAATCGTTAGGATTCTTATAATAATAACGACTTCCTGAAGGCATATAAACATATGGATTCATCAGTATTTCTTACCTCCATGCATTCTTGAACGCTGATCATTGTATCTCATTTTCAGCTTGACATGTTCTTCAAGGTCTATATCGTTTTCTTTACAGAATACAATGATAGAACTCGCTGCTGATTTTAATTGATAACGTCCAAGCATTTTAGCAATAGAGAACATGCTTTCTGCAAACGTACCATCAAATTCGACATTAACGACATTAAGTTGGAAAGCTTTTCCTTCTTTATAGTAGAAGTAGTCTAACAGACGAATAAACGCATCTGCAAGTTCATCTTCTACACTGTCTTTAATAGTAGCTTCGAATATTTGAGACTCTTCAATAGCACCTACAGCAACTTCCTGATAATACATATCAAGTTTTGCTCGTCTATCGTGTCTGTCTGCTTCTACTGCCTCTGCTATCTCTGTAAGTACCAGCATAAGAATTTCATCAGAAGGTCGGAAATGGTCCCACCATCCTTTTTCTTTGGCTGTTTGATAAATTTGGTATGCTAATTTGGTGTAATTCATATAATTTATATTTAATAGTTGATGGAAAATTTACAAGAGGAAAAGAAATTATAGTTGATGGAACCTCTGGTACTTGTAATTTTTTCAATAGTTAAAACTTGAGAATAAGTAGGAATTTGATGAATAATATGAGATGAATAGTGAGTCAAAGGTGACTCTGCTATACTATACTTACATACTAATCCATAATGTCTTGAGGTCATACGTGTACTGAGGTTCTGTAATTCTTGAATAACCACTTCTATTTCTGGTGTTGTATCTGTACGTACAGAATAATGAAGAGATATGTCATTATAGTATGCCTCAATAGCATCTGCTACTTCAGGATCTGCTGTAACCTTCGTATCTGTTAATAACTCATAAACTTCATCATCTTTTGTAGTTTCTACAAACTCTTCCCAGTTTTCTTCTGTAAAATGGACATTATCTAAAATCCCAATAGAAGATAAAGAAGAAGGGGGCGTATTGCCCCTTCTTTCTATCTTATAACTATTCGTAGATTTCGATGAGTCTTTCTCTTCGGTGTTCGTCAGTTTCAACATCGTCTTTTGTGTATTTATTGGAAACTTTTAGGTTAGACAGGATTTCTTCTATCTCTTCTTTCTCATAATTGAGGTAATCATCTTCAAAATAACTACTTTCAATTTCTTCCCAATGGTCTTTACCTTCAGCAATAACAACATAAGGATAATACTCACAGCAACGAATCTTAGAACGATCGTGCTTAGGAAGTGCAACAATATTCATTGGATTAACCAAGCACGCAAGTACTCGTTCTTCTCCGCCGAATCCAAACTCTTTTACATAGTCATGAGCTCCAACATGAAGTCCTGTAGAACAGGCATTCGATATATTAGGATCACACTTATCACGAGGCATGGTTACAGGTTCTCCAAGACGAATCTTGTTTCCGTAATCTCCTTCTCTATAGTGAGGTTCGTAATACACATCTGATTCAGAAATGAGTATATCCAAACTATCATGGAGTGTTTGAAGATCTCCAATAGAGCCTTTTACTTCATCAGGAGCAGGAGTATCTTTTCCATAACAGTCTACTATATCATAGCCTTCTTCTGTCTCGACTACAGCATACTTTTTAGGAGCCTTTTTCCATTTCTTAATCTTCATGTACTCTTTAGATATGAAATTAACCATATCGTCTGTAGTTGCTCTTTCTCTTTTCCTGCTTACAGATTTGTAAAGCAGCGCGTAACCGTTGTCTGTAATGGTTACACCAAACTTCTTAACATAATGAAAGAATCCTTGACGAGCTTTTGCGTTAGGGTTAGCTGCACACAGCTTCCAGAAATTAATAAATGCTTCCAATGGATAATCATTGTTTGCATAATCTATAATCATTTCTGCAAGTTCTGAAGGCATTGGAATTCCTTCCATACCTTTGAGGTAAAATAATCCATTACCGTCTTCGACAATAAGATCATTATGCAATACAGTATTGATTTTAGCTATTGTGCTTTCAAGGGTCTTAAAATTCTCTTCTGTAGGATCTGCTTTATAGGTGATAGCAGCTTCGAATATTTCTTTAGCCCTCTCACTTTGAAACATGTAATGTTTGCCTCCTATAATAATAGAAAGGTCTTCGTTATTTTTAAACGCTATTACTTTTTTCTTCATAGTTTTTTAGATATAGTTTAGTAATTAAAATTGGATTAAAATTGTGATATTTGCAAGATTGTTTATACTCTTCAAGATATTCTTTAGGAACATCTGACACCCATTGTACATAGTTTTTCATAGGATACTTTAAAAACATGCCTATCTCTGCATATAAACCATCGATCTCTTCTTGGTCCGGTTCAATTGGTGTAACATATGAAGGTACTGTTTGATCGAACCCTGAAAGTTTCTCCATTAATTTAGAATATCCAGGAAGCTGTACAAATTTATGTTTTATCTCTTCGAAGTATTGATTGATATTATATTTATCGCCTATCCTACTAAACGGACGCTTATTACCTGCTTTTTTACAGTAAACTGCCGTATCAGGAAGTTCTTCCTTAATAACACGTTCGTTTTTCTTAGAGATTTGAATAACCTCTATCTTGAGATTTCTACGTCGATATTCTCTACCTAAGATGCTTATCAGATCTCTTAATAACTTACGGTCATCGTGAAAACCATAAATTACCATTCTGGTTCCAAACCGTTCTTTAAGTTTAGAGCCTTGAGTTTTATCCCTAGTGAAGAACGTATTAGCATGAGCGTGCATGAAATTAAACTTCTCTTTCTGTCTCTGAAGTTTTTCTTCATGACGTTTATCCCACTCTTCTTTAAACTCATCTGAAATGGTGATAGAGTCAAGCTTAGTCATGCCAATAGTACACTGGTCATAAAGATCTCTGTAGAGTTCTTTTGCTTTTGCTATCATTTTTTGCCTTTTTTCTTTTGGCGTTTTAAAAGGGTAGTAATAAAAATCATAGCTTGCTGCTAACTCAAGAAGATATTTTCTGTTTCCTTTCCAACTGTAATCACGTCGTTTAACAATAATACAACCATCAGGATATTCTTTTTTCAGATACGCGCTCATCAAAGAACTGACTTGAGCATTGGTATCTGCTATAATCCATTTACAGTCTTTGGTATAATTATAAACAGCTCCCATTTGCCAGGAAGATGTTGAAAGGTAGCGTTCTCCTGAAGAAATAGTATAAAAAGTACGTAACACAATATCGATATAAGCTTTCTTAGATTCTACGTCAAGAGGCGTATATTTAGGATGTGTTACTTTCGTCTTCACAAAACGATTAATCTTGATTTTGTATTCCGTATCATCTGTTTTATGGATGACTATTTCATTATTTGAGGTTTGTTTCTTCTCATACAGATCTTTCAGAGATGAAATTGCATTCCATTGCTCATTTATTTTATCCTGAAAATAATCCTTGACTTGGAAAAACCTATCTTGAATAGCTTTAACGGTCTTAGATGTATATTCCACCGATTCTCTGTTCCATACCACAGGAATCTCTCCTATGTCAAAAAACAAACCTATACTACAGATTAGACTATGATCTATTTCAGGAAGAGCACTTACATTAAGAGGATAACTTACCTTTCCTAAACAAAGGTCTATCTTACGATTTATCTCTGTAGGATGAGCTACACCATCTACAGGTTTATCAAAACGAATGATATACCCTTTACCTTTAATAATGGTGTAATCATTACTAACATTGCAATTCGTATATGAAATGCCTTCGAAATAACGAAGACTTTTCTGAATCGATGAACGAAATGAATAAATATCCCCCTCCTTTATATTAACACGAACCGTTGTACCATTTTGCCTGTCTGTAGGTTCTTCAGCTAATTTAGTAATACTTGGTCGCTTTTCTCCTTTATGAATAGCATAATGATAGCGCGTACCATCAACATATGTAATAAGTTCAAACATATTACTGTAACCTAAAGGAGATTTAGCCCCAAAACCAAAAGCACCTATCGAATCGTTAGTTTCTCGTTTTGTAGACTTACCAAATTTACTATAGATCTCTTTCATTATTTTAGGAGAAATGCCTGTACCAAAATCACGAACAATAAACATATCAGAAGTTCCTGTAAGGTCACTTCGTTCTGTGATTTCAATTTCAACATCTCCTTTATACCCTGCATCTACGTGGGCATCAAACGCATTAGAAACAATTTCCCTAACGATAGAATCAATGGGATTTGCATAGTTAATAAAAGACTTAAATATTAACCAATCATCTTCTTTATCTATACTAAACTCCAGCGATTCTTCTTCGTCAAGAAGCGTTTCTACCTTGTTGTCTTCAAATTTATCAAATTTCATTCTTTAACCAATCTATTTCGGGTTTATTTTCTTGTTTTAAATACTCGTTGCATCTACTAAAGCACTTACTACCAAAGAATCCTGTATGAGCAGCGTAAGGACTTGGATGAGGAGCATGAATAACATAATGATGTTCAGGTATCAATACACTTTTGTATTGCGCCTGACGCCCCCAAAGTATAAATACTACAGGGTCTTTCTTGTTACATACGAGTTCAATAATTTTACTTATGAATATTTTCCATTCATATACACTATGGGAACCTGGTTGATTCTGTCTTACAGTGAGTGATGTGTTTAATAATAACACCCCTTGCTTTGCCCATCGTTCTAAATCAGGATTATGATAAGGTTGAAAGCCAATATCATCTTCTACCTCTTTAAAGATATTTTTGAGAGAAGCTGGAATAGACTCCATTTTCTCATCACAACTAAAAGCTAAACCGTTAGCTGCTTTATGAGGGTAGGGGTTTTGTCCTAATATCACTACCTTTACATCATCTAAAGGAGTTAATCTTAAAGCTCTGAATACCTGATAATTTGAAGGGAAAATAGTGTACTTTATACGTTCTGAACGTATATATGCATGGAGCTTTTTCATGTAATACTTACCGAACTCATAGCGAAGTGGTGTATTAAACCACTCCCCTAAGCGTTCTTTAAGTTTCATAGTAGCGGATTTCGTCGTTTAAATTCTTCTATCTGAGAATCAAATTCTATAGGATGAAGTCCACTATTTGTATGTTCAGGTTTAGGTATATCCCATCCATGATTATCATAAAAACGTATGGTTTTAGAAGCAGATAATAGCATATCCTCACCTAACTTTAATACTTGAATAGGAATCGGAATTAAATAAGCCTGATGATAAGGAACTGAACGTACCATTAAACAGCGCGTTTTAATAAGCCATTCTGCTTTTAACTCTTCTTCATCTATAATATTTTGAGTCACTAAATACCACATTAGAAGCTTTCTATAAAGGGCTTGCTGTCTGTGATACCTGTATTTATTAATATACGTGTAATTAAAAGACTCTATATTGTCTGAAGAAGATTTTAAATCAATGTTATAAATTATCTTGTTTTCAAAATCAACAGCTGCAAAATCAATCTCTCCTTTCCACTTAATATTATGCATAGGCATTCCAATTACTTGGAGATGCTTAAATACTCGTAAATTATTGGGAGTATTGAAAAGTAATGTATTAATGACCTTTTTATTCATACATGATTTCTCGATGTACTTTAGCATTTCCCAGTCATTGTTAGAAACAATAATTTTATTTCCATGATTGGTTTTGAATTCAACCATATAACGCAGTTTTTCAGCCAAATCTTTAGCCTTATCAAGATCCCCTTTACTATAACAGGAGTCATGAATTTTAAATAAAGTCTCATCTGGAATGTGCTCTATAGATCTGTCTTCCAGTAATAGTTTAGCTAAAAATTGTTGTTGGTTTGGTGATGAAGGGCTTTCAAACCCAGGGTCTTGTATATACTTCTTAAGGAATTTTGGTCTATCCAATAAAAAATAATCTATCATAGTACCTGTACGTTGCCACTTTGTATCTTCTTGATCTGCTTGTCCCATTTTATTCATTTTGAATGAAATTGGGTCATGCAAATGTTTAAGGTCACTGTTAGCTATGGCAGGATGTGCTCTATATCCAAGGTTTTCGTTGGAGTTCGTTTCTGTTGTCATAGTAAAATCTGAATATAAATTTTCTGTCATCCCAGCTATCAACAGGTATTATTTTAGGACTTGGAGCCCATGTAATAAATTTTATGTTGTCGTCTGGAATAAGCGGTTTTAGTTCTTTCCCTTTATAATAAATAGCATTAGAGTCACTTTTATCTGTAGTTTCATGTAGTGAATCTTCAAAGTATTTATAGTAGAAAAACAGGTTAAATAAATCCCAATGAGTCTTTTCTACCGTAGTGTACATATCCCATGTAACTCGGAGAGGAAACGTTGTAATAGGTCCATGCTTTAATACATGTTCTTGTACAAAAGGTCTGAAAAAGTCCTTTAATGATCTCGCAAGTTTTGCACGAGTATGGGGACTCCCATAACCTGATAATAAATTGTTTCCTGATAGTTTTTCATAGCGGGATTCTCCTGCTGTTCTTGGATTTGCCAGTATCTTCTCCCCATTTTCGTCCTTAAGGTATCCTTTAGCATCAAAACTGTAGATGCCATCTTTTACCTTTTTGGCGTATGTTTTAGGGAGGGAACGGGGATACATGCCTCCTCCGTTTTTCTTTTTGTAATACTTAGCTCGCCGTGAATCAGCGGTTTTAACCCTGGTAATAAACTGAGGAACCTCAATTTCTGCCAGTGGTTTGTTGCTCATAATTTAGTTCTTGTTTTAAATGTTTTTGTTGTGCTTTTAACAACACCATCTGAATAGGGTCTTTATCTAAGAATTTACCTACTTTTAATTTATTTTCTACAACAAACAATCGTTTATTATAGTCAATATCAGAAGGGTGGAATGTATTGTAAAAGTAATTCTTTAGCCTCCTGAATGCTGTTGGTCTTGATGTAATCGGAAATATCCTTGGCACCGTAATCTCGCGTGTTATATTTTCCATTGGTTAAGAATAAATAAGGGATTGAGTGTTTATGTTTTAGTATATTAGCCAATCGTATTCCTGGTTCATCGAAATCATAGAAGCTCCATATTATTCCAAAGCGTGCTTTCAGCTTTTCTATAATGGAAGGATAGGGTTCGGTTGTTTCATTTTGCATAGCTATCGCAGAATATCCAAGAACGTCAAGGCACATCACATCTTTTAATGATTTTGTGATGATAAGATTATCACCTGTTTCTGGTATTTGAATCCAACCATTAATACGATTTGTATTGGTTAGAAATCGATATTTACCTCTTCGTGTGAAGAAATATATCTTCCATCGTTCGTCTCCATTCTTTGCCTTACCGAAGTAATAAGCAAGAGCAGGATCAGATTTTTTGTAAGTATAGATCAACTTTCCGTTTAACCATACATGTGATGGTGGAAATACGTTGAACTTCTTGCATTGTTCGCTGGAAATACCATGTGATTTAAGATAATCAATAAGCTCAGGTTTCCATGTCCCAAACTTGACTTGTATTTTAGACTTGTGTGATTTACGTGGTTGCAACTCCTCTTTATGTTTAATACGAGGTTTAAGATTTTCAATGTTATCAATTAGTTCACGTTTAATAAGCTTAAGAGCTTCCATAAACGAAACGTTTCTAACTTCCTGTACAATATTAAAACAATCTTTAGGTTTTGGTTCTGCCCAATCTCTAAACCAGAGTTTACCTCCATTCCACGCTAAATTGCATGTGGGACTTTTATCACTGCGTAAAGGAGAACAAAACATTTCACCAACTTCAACATTAATATGTAAGAAATGTTCAAAAATAGCGTGCTGTGATACATATTTAAGAATATATTCAGCGGTTAAATCAGGTTCTATATTATACATATACCTATAATAAAAAAGCGAGAGAGCTTTAATTGCCCCCTCGCTTAGAGTTAATTACCAGTTTACATCTTCATTTAAGTCGACGCCTGGCGTTACAGCTTGTGGATCATCACTTTCTGTTTCTGCTTTAAGTTTTGTCACCCGATCATACGAGGTAATCTCAAGTTTAGACTTCTCTGAAGGCACCGCCATAGACTCAACAAATGGAGGATATGTTGGAAGTTGAGAGTAGTCATTCTTATCAAGAGTGACTTTAAGTCTCAACAATGTACCTTGTATACGAGAATCTGTAAACGCAGCGGCATAGCGTTTTCCAAATTCTGCATAATTCTTAGGTGCATTTCCTTCAGAATCCAAAAGCGCTTTTTTGATGTCTTCAGCAGCCATTACTTTAGTAGCAATGTGCTTTGCACGCTGATTAAACAATTCATAACGCTGTTTAATGGCATCTTCATGGGTAATCTTCTCACCCTTTACAAAACCATTAGCAACATCATCACGCTTATGAACACGTTCAGTATCGTGGTACTCTCGAACCATGTCTTCGTTCACTTCCCAAAGTATCTCTCTGAGTTGTGAACTAAATTCATCTTTAAATGTAACCTGAATAACAGGTTCTCCATCGTCTTTAAGAGGAGCAAATGTTACTCCTGCAATTTTAATGTTTTCCTGAATCCCTGCATTAATAGCAGGGGTTACATTTGATTCTTTTACATTTTCATCTATTCCGTACATACGTAATATTTATTTTTTTGAATTAATTAATTATGATTACTACCAGTTACCTTTACTTTATTGCTCGTCAGCAACAGCGAAGTCTTCTGGATCTTGGTTAGGTTCTTCTCCCATATCGTTACTAAGAACGTCTTGCTCAGAGTCATATTCATCTTCGGTTTCCATTACATCACTTTCAAGAGTGATATACGTATTTCCATCTTTCTCTTCCACATTAAATGTGAATTCAACAGGCTCTTTGTCCAAGCTAAGCATCGTTTTCAATGCATTAGCTGTAAAGGTTTTGCCTTTTTGATCAGCGTCTCCTCTTCCTGGATGAACATTAGCAGAGCCGTTTGGAACAAGTTGTAATACCGGAGTGTTTGTTGATTTATCTCGAAGAAGCATAAACCCATTGTCATTCATATTGTGCTTGACATAGGCGTCTTGTCCGAGGGTGAATTTACCAGTTTTCTCGCTATATCTCAAATCGTAATCAGCGCGAGCATTGATAGTATACACAGTTTCTAATTGATCTAAATTTAACATAAGTATTTATTAATTAAACGTTTAAATTAAGGAATTAATCGATAAAGATTTTATCCCAATGTGTAATAATGTTACCTTTGTCATCTTGTTCTGAAATAACAAAGTCTTCGCCATCTAAATGACTACAGCGACTTCCTGCCGTTGTATCATCGTCAGCGAAAAAAGTGATACGTCTTTTTGTATTATCATCTGGATCGACGTATACATATCCAATAGCATCTACATCTGCAGCTGTAATAGATTTTAACTTTCCAGTAAGGTCAATATCCTTAACAGATACCTGATCGCCTTCTTTCTCAATCACACTATCTTTTACGTGACCGATGAAAATGATATGTTCAGATGTTCGTTTAAAGACATCCATCCATTGCTTAAATTCTGTCCGCAATAGCTGGTAACCCTTACCATAATCAAGTTCAAGTACAGTTTGACCAGTAAAGTTTCTGCCCATAGCATTCTGCTTATATTTAGCAGTAGCTGAGCGTTCACACCAATCTTCCAGCTTAGAAATCGTATCAAGTGTTGAATACTTATACGGTTGTCCAGCCTTATAGATGGCTTTACAAGTTTCATTGAACTCAGTTAAATTATTAGCTTGCATTTTCAATGCTTCCACAAAGTTACTTCCCTGCTCAATATCAACTATCAGATTATCTTCTAATTGAGAAAGGATTGTTGTTTTCCCAAACTTGGGAGGACCATAAATTAACAGGCTTCGTGGGTTCCTGTTATTAGGCTTAATAGGTGTCTTAGGTAGTTCCATTATCGGCAGTGTAATTGACAATTAATTGTTCTCGTTTTGGATCTCGTAGAGAGGCATAAATAGCATCGTTCATATCTTTTGGAGAAGGTAGCTCTTTGAAAAGACCATTTTCTCCAATGAATTGATACCCAAATATTTGGTTATCCGGACCATAACTGTTTTTAAGAAGATGAAAGCTTCTGAATCGGTTAATGTTGTGTTCACTGAGACATTTTTCTGGCTTGAAACCTACTACATCGCTTACTTTATACTTGTAAGGATTAAATAGAATTCCTGCCATATCACAGTCATTATACATATTACTTGACCCTGAAAAATCTTTGTCTTCAGGAAGTAAATCTGTCTTAACTCTGCGAAAAGTATCAGCAATATTTCGATTCATCTGACTAACAATAACTTCACTCATACCAAACAGATCTCGAAGTATACGTGTATACTCTGACATCTTATCCAGATTCTTCTTATCAGAAAAATTCTGCTCATTCTTCATTGCCTGTAGATGGTCTACGATTCCAATAACTATCTTATCTGGATCATCAGGTACATAAACAGGTTGATAATGAGTGGCTGAAGGGCATTCTGATTCGTGAGCTTTTACCTCACCTTTAGATGTTTCCTTTATGAAGATATATTCATCTTCTCCTTCTTGTTTTCTTAGTTTTTTATAGTAGTACAGAGTACCTTGTTCAAGCATTCGTTTCGCGAAGTGTTTATAGATGCCTGTAGGATTTTCTATCCCATCTACAATCTCTACAACTTCTTCAAGACTTGTTGCCCAATCATAAGCTTCCATAATAAGCTCATACAATTCATCTGTAATTCTACTTTTCTTTGGTCCCCAGCCTATTAAGCTGGAAGTATCAATAAGAATACCATACGTGCGATATAGATACATACATACCCATTTAGCTTTACGGCGTTCTTTATTACGTTCCAGAGAGCGAAGAATAATCTGTAATTTAACTCCTTGCTCTTTACCATGGTCAAAGTACCATTTGGTTGGTCCTACGGCATAGTTTAAATCTATCCATGCTGATTTCCCTGAACCCCCTGCACCACCAATAAGATGATACAAGCCCTTTCCCATAAAGATATATCTGGAAAGTTTATTGTGTTCAAAAGGAATTGTTATTATGTCACCACTACGGGCTTTGTTTATTTCTTGAAGTAAATTCATTCAGCAGCGTGCATATTACTTTGAATCGTGGTGGTTCCCCCATCTTTGATTTCTTGTAGCGTCCGCCACAATTCACCTCGGATAAAGTTATCAAAGTTAAAATTGATCTCATCATTCTCTTTAGCCCACTCGATTAAGCTCATAATATGCTTATGCTTAGTCTTGCTTTTAACTTTAGATAGATACAGTTTCTTCAATTCTCCTATTTTACAAACCTTAAGTTTTATCTTAGGTCCATTAGGATTATTGAAGTTGTCTATCAGGGTTGGGTAAGCTTCAAATAACTGATCGAATGCATCAGCATGTATAAATACATGAGTCTTGAATTTATCTGTTACTTCAAGTAAATCAGGATTAGACGTTTGGTGGTCATTGGCATCTTTTAAAAGCCCTTTTTCCACTAAATCATTAATCTCTGTTTTCTTCCAGGGAACTGCCTGTGTTGCGTACTTCCACAAATTTGCAATAGGCTTAGTATTCTTATTAAACGAACCGTTTTCTTTTTCATCTACATAAAGCAGATAACAAAGTAAGAACTGATTAGCATTTATCTTAAAATGTGTAAGTACAGCAATGTATTTAGAGAGGTTTATAAACATTTACTATTTCATATTTAGTTTTCCTTTTAGTTAATGTTAAATGTAATTTCATCAAGACTATCTACCCATTTAACGTTTGGTGTCTCTTTTTGAGACTTTTCTAACCAACGTTGAGATTGTGTGTCTTTAATGAACAAATTGATTTCAAGAGCCCGTTTATTTTTATTTTCATTTGAAATACGTGCAGTTCTACCTGTACGTTGAATGCTATCAATAATGGTACTGTTGAAACTTGTTTTAACGCTTGCATCGATATTTGGAATATCAACACCTTCGTTAAGTGCAGTTGCAGAGTGAATCAAATCTGTCTCTCCACTCTTAAACGCTTCTAATGCTTCTTCTTTTTGCTTGTCTCCGCTGACTCTGGTTAAAGATCCTTTGTATTGCTCCTTGATCTGTTTCCATGTGTAAGTTTCACTTGAATTCAGAGGGCTATACCGTGTTTTATTTTTCACCTTTACTGCCATTGCAACCAATTTACCATTGGAAGAATAGACTTTAGTAGGTAAAGATGTATGATACACATGAGAATCAGGAAAAGCTTCTCCTAATCTATCTGCCATAGAAGTTGCTTCACTAAATGTAATGATTTTTCTACCCTTTAATGCATGGATAGCATCAACGGAAGCATCAAATACAATATCGTGGGTGTACAACCACTTTTTCCGTTGTTGCATAATCCTATTGGCATTTACAGCATGAATCTTAATCACTTGCTTATCCCAACGCATATCATCCGCTAATTGCTGACAATATTCATCATCCCTAAGAGCTAAAAACATCAGATTAAGTTTGAAATTGAAGGTACTAAAATATTTAATGAATTTATCATTCATTCCATCATAAATAGCCTTCTCTCTTGGAGGTAATTCCAATCCCCAGTTATACACTGAAAATGGAGCTACCCAATTGTTTTTCAAACATTCAGCTAAAGAAACACGAGCTACTACAGGAACAAATGTGTTCAAAACAGCCATATCTTCAGGTTTCTCACGTTCTCTTGCAGTTAATCCAAGACGACGATGACATTTTATCTTTTTGAAGATCGTATTAAATACGTCTCCTCCAGGATAATTATGCACTTCATCAAAGATAGCAAGGTCTGTTTGAATAATACCTGTATGATTTAACCATGAATGAACAGTATCTACCTGAACATTATCGATGTTATGCTTCTTCGCTTCTTCTCTCCACTGGTTACGTAGATAATCAGAAGGAACTACGACTGTTGTGGTAGCATTAGACCGTAACGTTTTTTTCATTTCTGTTACAGCTAATATGCCCATAAAAGTTTTACCAAAACCTGTAGCGGCTACAATAGTTCCTTCATAATTATTACGTCTCCAGCTAACAAGACAGTGTTTTTGTCGTTTTAGTTTACTTTTATCTATCTTCATACTGTTATGACTAAATTGTCTACGAGTTCTTGTTCTTTTTCATCTATTAATTTTAATATAAAAGTACGAGCCTCTTCGTGTTCATATAAAGAACTCTTGGCGTTTCCATTTTTTTTCTTTTTTTCTATTGATGTGTTTAAATATTCTAAAATACTGATGTCTCTATAATTTAAATGCCACATTGCATATTGCACCAATACAAGGTATACATAATTTAATACACCGTACTTTGGATATTCTTCTTTAAAGTCTGATAAAGAAACACGCTGAAATTTTTTAAATTTTTCAGAAAGTTCATTAACTATTTTTATTCTTATCTTGTCTTCCATACTCATTATTTTTGCCACATTTTTGTTACAGTTGAATCGACATCCATTTTTACATGGGTTACGTATTTAATACCTACTTCAATCATGATACGTTCACAGTTTTCTTTAACAACGTCGATATAAGCGTCTTCTACTTCAAAATCTATCTGATCATGTACCTGACAAATCATAAATACTTTTGTTTGCCAATATCCTTGTTCAATAAGCCATTCACGTATTTTTATCATAGCTTCTTTTACAATAATAGCACCACTTCCCTGAATAGGGGTATTCATACTTGCTCGTCTGATAACACCCAGTTTCTTTTGAATTTCATTCCAACCCATATGAGGATTGCTCTGAACTTCTTTGTATTCTGGAAACCATCGTCGACCTTTATGTACATCATTTAATACAATGTATCCATTGTTTTGTCCAAACTTTGCTTGCTGATCAAGCCATTTGTTAAGTTTAGGAAAAGCTTTAGCGTATTGTTTGAATTTTTCTTCTGCTTCTTCCAGAGGAATACCCAATCTATCTGATAACTTATAAGGACTCATACCATAAGGCTTACCAAAATTAATAGTTTTAGTAGCTGTTCGTTTGACTTTATCTTCTTTAGTGATATTCTCACCTGTCATCTTGTTATACGCAAAACAATGAAGATCTTTTCCTTCGTTTAGAGCATCGATGAATTCTGTTTCTCCACTGAAATCTGCCATAAGGCGGAGTTCCTGTGAACTATAGTCAATACTCAGCCAACTAAATTCCTTACGAGGTTCAAAACAATTTCTATATTCATTACTGGCAGGGATATTCTGAACATTAGGAGCATTCTGACTCTTAGAGCCACTGCCTAATCTAAAGGTATTCTTCACTTGCCAGAAATTTGTGTGTACACGATCAGTAGACTCATTAATATAGCCTAAGAAACGCTTACCATAGGTAGATATCTTCTTATTAAGAGATCTGTGTTCTAAAAGATAGCTAACAAACCTATTGTCTTTAAGTTTTGTAAGCGTAGGCTCATCTGTAGATGTTACATGTATATCAAGCTTTTTCAGAATTTGTTTCATCTGCATAGAAGAGCCATAGTTGATATCTATTACTCGTGTTTGAGTACCAAACAAGTCATTACCTAAATATTTAGGCTGTACAATATTCTTATCTACTAAATAACGGTCTATCTCATTCTCTAAAGCAAGAATTTCAGTCAGATTTCTATTGTAAAGTGTCATCCACCTCTTTTCATTGAGATACATGCCATTATATTCAATATCAGCAAGAGGGAGAGACACTTGATTCTCCACGTCAACTGCATACTGTAGGTCGTAACGACGTATATACCATTGTTGATACTTTGCTATGTCTTGGAGATATACAACGTCTGTGCCTGCATATCTGATTTGTTTATCCATTAATGGATCACCGGCAAGAGATGTAAATGTACCACGGGTTTCTTTTTCCATCTCAACACCGAGATACTCTTTACACATAGCAGCAAGAGCCAGCTTTCTATCAGGAAAACCATTAAAAATAACAGCTTCTGCTAACATAGTGTCGTATACTTTAGTAAGTACAATTCCTTTCTTCAGTAACATCTTATAATCAAACTTAGCGTTCTGAAGATACGCAAGTCTGTTTTCAATTAAATCTTTAAATAACAGTATATTAACAGAACGAACATCTATCACAAATTGACGGTCTCTGTCACCTAACTGTAAGGTAATAATATCTTTGGTATGTGGATCAAGCCCATAGGTTTCAGTATCCACCTGTATCTCCTCTTTATCTTCGAAATAATCAAGGATATCTTTAGGAGAAACAGATGGGTAAGTACTGAAATTTCTGGATGGTCTACATAATGAAATATTCGGTTGGGGAATATCAGGCATTATGTATCTGTTTTTAAAAGTGGAAGTTTAATAGTTCTGGGATTAAACATATTGATAGGATATAAATCAAGTGTTCCATACGGATGCTCTTCGAAATACACGAAATTACACTGTTCACCATCATACCTAAACTCGTATGAGTTCCCAGATATAACTCGTGTCTTTCGTACTTGTTCTCCTTCAATAGTCAATATCAAATACTCATCTTCATTAAAATGAGCTTTGACTTCAACATTTTCTGGAATCATAATTGTGTGATGTTTTGTTCTTCTTTTTTCTGTTCATTAAGAGCTCGTTTTAAAGAAGGATAATCATCAGGCAATTCAAATCCTAATTCCGAAGCTCTGTCTTCGAGTAGAAATAACTTTTCGCTGAATTTGGTCATTACACCCTCAGAAAAAGCCAACTTCTTTTCAAAACGTGCAAGGTCTTTATCTTCAGCTGCTTTATTGATTTGCCGTTTTGCATAATCAATTTGCTTTCTGTAGTAAAATATACGCTTCACACAATGAAGTGCTGCTTGAAGGATATCACTTTTGTTCATCTCGGTAATTTCTATCTCACGAGAGCCAAATTTCCATGTATCTGGATTTTCAGTAATATCTTTATCACGCTCTGCTCTACGATCACTCACTAAAGAGCTCCTCGTCAAGATTAGCAATATCGTTTTTAAACGATTGAATCTTTTCTGCTTGTTGGAGTTGAACGGATTTAGGTAGGTTTTCAAGACGTATAAGCTCTTCATTGAGCCTTTCGTATTTAGCTATTTTACGATTACGTTCATGATTTTCTTTACCTCTCCAGCCTCCAGCTTTATAACGATGATCTTTTCTGCCAGCAGTTAATTTTCTATTATTGCCGTTTCCAGTATTCATGCCGAGTGCAGAAGGGTTGAATAAAGCTCTTAAAAAGCCTTTACTTGGTACGTGGGTGGGAAGATTCTTCATAGCTGTCTAATTTAAGGTTAAAAAATAAACGTCAATACGGTTAACGCGACGTCGTAAGTTAAAGAGTTCAACAAGGTCTGTTTTGTGGGTATCAATATATACTACCATATACGTGAGATTATACTTTGAATCCGATTTCAGCTTCGTTGATTTTATTTCGATTAGTGGGTCCACGGCGTTTGTTTTTATAAATATGACGATTGTCCAATATGGTTTTCTTGTGTCCATCTTTCGTTTGTGTTTCATAACGAATTCCTACAGGCTCAAGATAACTATTTAAACCACAATTATGGCAATAAGCTATACTTACTCCTTTAGATGAAGGTTTACCATAGGCATAACCTTGATGACCACAGTTTGTACAAATACTATATGTGCCTCCTATTAATTTCATTACTACTCCTATATTAAAAATAACCCCGGACACCATTACAGCATCAGAGGTTATAAGTGATCATTAATCTTTTAGCATTTTTTCAAGCTCTTCGACTGATTTATTGGCAAGCTCTTCGTCTTTCTTATCAGCAATAAGAATCTCAATACGTTGATTGTGCTTACGAGTTTTAGACATCTGCCCTTTACGCCATTTTATACCATCTTCAAAACCTTCGTTGTATTCAGTCGTGCAAGTGCCATAATAGGGTAATGTGTCTATATAGGCTTTTACTTCTTCATCGTTCGGCAACGATTTTACAACATCAGGTATAATGCAGTTATTTATTAACCAGTACCCAAAATCAATGTCTGGTGCCATATTCTCAGTAAATGAATCCATCCTGTGAAATTCTAAATACCTTTGTTTTACATCGTTCCAGCTTAAAATATAGTTTTTCATTTTATAAAATTTAGTGTTTAAAATTCGTA